TGAAAGACGTTGTTGATAAGTTTCGTGCAGGACGAACGATGTACGCCAAGGCCAGCACCATCCAAGAATCACTAGACGAAGCCGGTAATATCTCAGCCAAGTCTATTGCCAAGATGATGGACAAAGGCAAATTGATGACCGGCGAGATGGAAACCATCGGGAAGTTTGGAACCATGTTCCCGAAGGCAGCGCAGGACGTAAAACGCAGCATGTTGCCGGGAAGCCCACTGGATTGGGCTGTAAGCGGTTCTGTGTCGGGGATTACCGGGAACCCGGCCTATATGGCCATGCTCGCCGCGCGTCCCGCTACTCGCGCCCTGCTGCTTTCAAAGCCATACCAGAAAATGCTTATGAAGCAGCCGAATATGGCAGGGAACGCTTCCGGTGGTGGATCTGAGGCGATGGCAAGGTTATTGGCTTCTATTCAGGCTCAAAGCCAATGATCTTCCGCGTAAGCAGCCAGAAACAAAGCCAGTATGGAGACGATAAACCATCCCATATCGAAGTCCTCGTAGGGTAAGAAAATGCCACTATACACCTATAAATGCCTTCAATGTGGCAGGGTCGAGGACGCCTATCGTTCCATGTCCGAACGTGACAATGGCCCTGAATGTCACGGCAAAATGCCTAAGATCATCGTCCCGACAATGATCGGAACCATTCTCGGGGTTGCTTCCAATCCAGGTTATAGCTGCCCCGTAACCGGTGAATTCGTTACCGATAACCGGAGACGCAGACAGATCATCAAAGAACACAATTTAATCGAAAAAGGTTGAACGAGGGCAGGCATCCCGCCTAGCTCAGGTCAATTAGGAGAATTACATGGCCCGTGAACAAAACAAGCCGACCGACTGGCGCGAAGAGATTGGCAAGGCGATTGACAGCAAAGAGCCTGAAGTAGAGGTAAAGGCGGAAGAGGTTGAAGAAAAAGAAACGCCAGAGGTTGAAGAACCAGAAGGCCGTCAACGCGACGAAACAGGCAAGTTCAAGGCCAAGGAAGAGAAGGAAGAGAAAACAGAGGTCAAGACAGACGAGGTAGAAAAACCCGTCGTTGTCGAAAAGATCGACCCGCCCGCACACTTCACGGCGGAAGAAAAGAAACACTTTGAAAGTCTGGCGCCCGAGCAGCAGCATTGGATTGCTTCAAGCGTCAAGCGCATGTCATCTACGGTGGACAAGCGCATGCAGGAGCTGTCCACGCATCAGCGCAGGGCGCAGGCTTTTGATGAAGTGCTGTCACCGTATCGTGACCAGTTCGCTCTGCAAGGCATGGATGACGTGTCAGCCGTTCGTTTTCTCACGGCCACGTATACACAATTGCAGAAAGATCCGGCCAACACGATCAAGTGGTTGGCACAACAGTATGGCGTCAACCTTAATCAGCAGGAAGCGGATCAAGACCCGCAGACCACGCAGGTTATGGGTGTCGTCCAGCAGTTACAGAAGAGCCTCCAGGAAACGCAACAGACAATCCAGCAAGAGCGGTATAACAACCAACTAGGCAAGGTCAACCAATTTGCCGCAGAAAAGGACGCCCAGGGTAACGCCAGGCGACCTCATTTTGAAGCAGTGGTTGGCGACATGATGAAGCTCATCAAGGGCGGAATCGTGCCACCGGACGACCTACAGACTGCCTACGACCGCGCTGTATTGTTTCACCCCGAGCTAACGCCCGTCGCACAGCCTCCCGCTCCTAAACCGACTACCGTAGAAACTACGGATGTCGTTAAGGATGCGGCGGAGAAAGCGGCACGCGCCAAAAAGGCGGCGGCAGGAGTGAAAAGCGGAGCCGGAAGCCCGAACACACAAGCGCCGAAGAGCCAGCGCGATACCATCGCTGATCTGGTCGAGGCGTCCATGAAATGAACACAAGGAGTTAAATCATGGCAACAATCAATATTGGCGAAATTGCCGCCACTACCCTGCGTAACCGCAGTGGTGAACTGGCGGACAACGTCAGCAACCACAATGCCGTTTGGCATCGCCTGAACAAAAAGGGCAACATCCGTCCTCTGGATGGTGGCCGTGACATCGTTCAGGAACTGGAATACGCCGCGAACGGCACGGTGGCGTGGTACAGCGGCTATGAAACCCTGTCCACCACACCAACTGACGTTTTCGACGCCGCGACCTACGACTGGAAACAGTTGGCCGGTACGGTGACGATCTCCGGTCTGGAAGAAATCAAGAACTCAGGCAAAGAGGCGATCATTAACCTGATTGACTCGCGCCTGAAGAACTTGGAACGGAGCCTTATCAACACCGCGGCTACCGCTGTTTATGCGGACGGCACCGGATCGTCCGGTAAGGAGTTGGGCGGTCTTCAGCTCATCATTGATGATGATCCGTCCTCGTCCAGCACGGTTGGCGGGATTAACTCGGTGACATATACGTTCTGGCGCAATCAGTACAGCGCCGCAGCGGGCACGTCATCTGGCAACATTCTGGCCCGCATGAACACCATGTGGCTGTCTTGTCTGCGTGGTAAGGACAAGCCGGACCTCATCGCGGCGGATGCCAACTTCTACACGGACTTCGAAGCTTCGCTACAGCAGAACCAGCGGTTCACCGATGCCAGCATGGCGGAGGCCGGTTTTGAGGCGCTGAAGTACAAGACGGCGGATGTTGTCTATGACGACCAGTGCACGACAAACCGTATGTACTTCATCAACTCGGATTACCTGTTCCTGCGTCCTCACAAGAGCCGCCAGTTCGTTCCGCTTGAAGACCGTATGGCCATCAATCAGGACGCCTATGTAATCCCGGTGGTGTGGGCGGGCAATATGACTTGCTCGAACCGCAGTCTCCAGGGCGTCATCATCGCAAGCTAAGGAGAATCGACAATGGCATTTAATCCTGTTGAAAGTTACGTTGTGGAGCAGGCCATCGCCGATACCTCAACTACCCTGAAACATCCTCTCGGGACAGTGGTTCGCGCCGTGGACCCGACGTATGGGATGGGTGAGTTTATCTATCTGCTTGGCGTGGCCTCTACTGAGGTCGGTTTGGTCGTCAAATACAACGCAACCACCTACCAGACAGCCGTAGTGACGGCCACGGCCGTGCAGGCTGTTCCGGTGGCGGTTGCGATGTCTGCGAACGTCGCTGGCCAATACGGCTGGTATCAGATCAGCGGTAATGCGGTCGTGAAGAAGACCGCTGTTGCCGTAACCCCGCAGGTTACGTTGTTTATCTCGGCAACGGCTGGTCGTGTAAAGGTGCTGGCATCCGCCGGTCTGCAAGTCGTTGGGGCGCGCAGCGCGAACCTGGCGACAATTGCTTCCGGCACTTCAACGGTGGTCGTGACGGTTGATCGTCCGCATCTCCAGAGCCAGATTACCTAAGTTTCAGAAAACCCGTTGTACAACGGGGGCCGGGTAATACCGGCCCCTTTTTCTAACATGACAGAGGATCGAATGTTAAATATTGTCTGTGTGCAGCAAGGTAATTTCGAGGGACGCGGAAGCGAGTATGTAAACGTCCTGTTTGATATGGTCCGCAGAAACTTGGCCGAAGGATTCAAAGGCAGGTTTGTTTGCTTTACCGATGACCCTAGAGGGTTGGACGAAGGTATAACCGCAAGACCATTACTGAAAGGATTAAATGGCTGGTGGAACAAACTTTATTTGTTCGCGCCAGGCCTATTCGACGAAGGCGACCAGATTTTGTACTTTGATCTGGATACGCTGATTACCGGAAGGCTTGATGAAATCGCAGCCTATACGGGCGAATTCTCCATCCTCCGTGATTTGTTACACGGCGAACAAGGCGTGCACAACAAATGGCAATCCGCCGTGATGTCGTGGCGCGCCGGTTTTGGTTCACACCTCTGGCAACGGTTTGACGAACAAGGATTCCCTGACATCTTTGGCGGGGATCAGGTTTGGATAGAGAAAAATCAGGATAAGGCCGACATTTTGCAAGACCTGTATCCTGGTTTATTCATGTCCTACAAGAAATCAGGCAGAAAGCCTCCTAAGACGGAATCCGTAGTCTGTTTCCATGGACGCCCAAGACCGCATGAAGTCGTAGATGGTTGGGTTCCGGAGATATGGAAAATAGGCGGCTGGTCGAGAGCCGAACTGGATTCATTCTGCAACACCGAAACCGCTAAGGTTAACGCTAACATCGTGTACTCGGTGAGTCTCGGACTGCCGGCATTGGAACCGAAACCGGACCATTCTGGCCACGTCTGCATTGTCGGCGGCGGTCCGTCTTTGCCGGATTCTTTGACAGAGATCAAAGCAATGCTTGGTTTCGGTCACAAAGTCTGGGCGCTCAATAATACCCATGACTGGCTGATAGATCGCGGGATTATCCCAGACGCCTGTGTGTTTCTGGATGCAAGGCCGGAAAACGCTGCGTTTGCCAAAAGAGCCAGAAATGATGTGCTTTACTACGTTGCCTCACAGTGCGATAAGTCCATGTTCGAGGCTTTATCCGGTAAATCCGTGGCCACTTACCACAATGCCACAGAAGGCGCCCAGGAGACTCTGGAGCCGATTACAACGGGTGATTTGCACCTGTTAGGTGGTGGTACTACGGTCGGCATGAAAGCCATCGTAATAGCCAGATTCATAGGGTTCAAAAACTTCCATTTGTATGGGTTTGACAGCTCCTATAGAGAGCCTGAAGGCCACGCCTACCCACAACCGATCAATGATAATGACCGTGTTTTGGATATTGTCTGTGAGGGCCGCAAGTTCAAATGCGCCCCCTGGATGGTGACTCAAGCCAATGACTTCATAGAACTAGCGAATATGCTTGTTGAGCAAGACTGCCTGATTACCGTTGGCGGTGACGGGCTTATCCCCTATGTCGCAAGAATGATGGCTACACCAACCGTCACAGCCGCCGATGTGCGTATGTTGGAAATCCTGAAGCGGGTAAAGCCTGAGTTTCCGATTGGTGCAGAAATTGGGGTTTTTGCCGGTGATTTGTCGTCAAGGCTTCTTTCCTGCAACGGTCTGATTCTGTACATGGTGGACTCCTGGGCAGGACACGGTGAAAGCTATTGTGGTGACTCGGGGGATTGGCATGCCGGGCTTACGCAAGAGAAGCAAGACGAGTATTACGCGCTAACAAAAAAGCGTGTGGCGTTTGCCGGTGACAGGGCCAGGATCATCAGAAAAACGTCAGCGAACGCCGCGCAAGACATCAAAGACGGTTCTCTTGATTTTGTATTCATTGACGCCGATCACTCTTACGAAGGTTGCAGGAATGACATTAACTCATGGTGGTCAAAGGTTAAGCCGGGCGGGCTGTTGTCTGGCCATGATTATGAAAATATTGATTTTCCTAAGTTCGGAGTTACAAAGGCGGTGAAGGAGTTTTCTTCCTTGACAGGATTGAGTCACGAACTGGGAGACAATTTCACTTGGTTTATTACTAAACCGGAGGTGCTATGAGCCGCGAAGAACAGGGGTTGTATGCCGAATTCCATCTGCACCCGGTTTTACAGCCAGAGGAAAGCCATAAGCAGGGTAGACCTGTCCACAAAGACGAGCTTTACATCCAAATCCAGATCAAGGGCCAGAAGAATCAGATTCGTGACCGCAAGTCGAACGAACAAGACAAGACGGATTTCCCAAAGGCTTGGACAATCTGGAACAACAAGGAGAAAGAACTTGTTCTAGGCACTCCGCTTTCCGCTATCCCCGGCATCGGGCCAAGCATGGAGCTTGAACTCAAGCAGCTCGGTATCCATACGGTCGAGGACATGGCGGCTTTAACCGATGCGACCATGGACAAATTCAGGGGCGCCAGGATGCTGAAGCAAAGAGCCGTTGCCTATCTCGAAGCCATCAAGATTTTCCCGGAACCGGAAGAGCAACCGGAAAAGACAGAAACAGATGAACCCGTGGACATTGCATTGATGAACCGTTCCGCAGACGTCATTCCAGCGCCGAAGCGCGGTCCCGGTAGACCCAGAAAGGTGCTCCAATGAGTTTATTGACGATTTGTCAGGACGCGGCGACCGCTTGCGGGTTTCCGTCTCCGACCTCTGTCGTGGGTAGTACGGATAAAACCGCCGTTCAGCTTCTTTCGCTGTCAATCCGGGAGGGAAACTTCCTTAGCATCCAGAAGGATTGGTCAGAGCTTGTCTCTGAGCACACCTTCGTTCTGGCGACCGCCGATCAGGATTATGTGTTACCGGATGATTATCGCTGGATAATCCCCATGACCACATTCGACAGGGACGACAGTCGTATTGTCCTCAATCCTCTTTCCAGCCAGGACTGGCAATTCCTCAAGGCGTGGACTTCTATCTCCGGGCTTACCCGCCGGGCCAGAATCCGTTCCGGTCAGATGGAATTCGAGGCCACGATTTCCGCTGCCGACAATGGCAAGACAATCGCATTTGAGTACCTTTCAAGTTACTGGGCCGAGACATCAGGCGGAACCGCCAAGGCTCGGTTCACACTGGACACTGACGTAGCGAGAATTGATGAAGAATTAATGACGCTCGGTGTTATCTGGCGGTTTCGCAGAGCGAAAGGCTTGGACTTTGTTGACGAACGCAACGAATACCAATCGTCACTTTTGAAAATAAAATCAGCGGACGGCGGTTCACGGACTCTGAGCATGAACGGGACAAATCTTCGTAGTCTCGCTTTGACATTCCCGAATGTACCGGAAACCGGATATGGCAGTTAGGTCTAAAGTAAGAACGCTCCCTTCCCCGATCGGTGGATGGAATACGCGCGATTCCCTTGCGGAAATGCCGAAAGAGGACGCTGTAATCCTGACAAACTGGGAACCGAAGGAAACCAGCGTACAGCTTCGGAAAGGCCATGCTTCACACGCCACCGGGATGGGTGGCGTCGTGGAGACTCTGGCGGAATACAATTCCGGCAGTTACCGCAAACTGATCGCCTGCGCTAACGGGAACATCTGGAATGCATCCGCAGCTGGCGCTGCCTCATCTCTTTCTAGTGGCTATACCAATAACCGCTGGCAATGGGTGAATTTCAACGCCTATCTTATAATGGTAAACGGCGCCGATACTCCCGTTACGTTTGACGGTAACGCCACTATCGCCGCCAGCACGATCAGCGGCCCGACCGTTGCACAGCTCGTCGGTATTCACGCCCACAAATCCCGCGTATACACATGGGAGAACAGTTCAAGTTCATACTGGTACGGCGCCACGAACGCTATCGGTGGGGCTTTCACACAGTTCCCGCTAACCAGAATCAGCAAGAAAGGCGGAATACTGGTAGCGATGGGAACCATTACCCATGACTCCGGATCAGGGCCAGATGATTTTGCCGTGTTCATCATGTCATCGGGAGAAGCGATTGTTTATCAAGGCGGAGATCCTGGTACAGCTGCTGACTGGTCGTTAGTCGGAATTTATGACATAGCCGCGCCCCTTTCAGTAAGGGGCATAGCGAAGATAGGCGGTGACTTGGTAGTGATTACCCGTGAAGACTACATGTTCCTTTCCCAAGAGATCGGTAAGAGAGAGACCAGAAAAAGAACTAAAGCCGTTGGAGCGTTACAGTCAGACGTGAGGTCGTATGGTGCGAATTACGGATGGCAGGCCATTACTCATCCGTCATCCAGCAAGGCCATATTTAATATCCCCAGATCAGGCGGAGAATACGACCAGCACGTTCTGAACACCGTCACAGGGGCTTGGTGCAAATACACAGGGATACCGGCTATCTGCTGGGGTCTGTACAACAACGAACTGTATTTCGGTGCCGCTGGCGGTATCATTTACAAGGCAGACACCGGGACCACGGACAACAATACGGCGATCAATGCCGACGCCCTGCCGGCGTGGACCATGTTCGGAACGGCGAATAATAAGCAGCTTACGGCTTACCGTAACCTGATGACCATTGGCCTAGACTCGCTTACAGTTTCAACATCTGTCGGCATCGACTTCGCAACGCCCAATACGACCTACACCGAGACGGTGGACGCTCCGACTGCAACCCCATGGGGTTCTCCTTGGGGTTCTCCTTGGTCACAGGATGACGTTGTGTACAACGACTGGAAGTCAGACAACGCCTTCGGACGGTACTTCGCGCAACGAGTAAAAATTTCCACCGGGACCACGGCCGTAGAGTGGCATTCCAGTGACTACGTTTTCCAAATTGGAGGATTAATATAATGGCTTGGGATGGTTCAGGTAATTTTTCACGTGTTCACAACTGGCAGAATGACGATGCCGCCAATATCGATATTCTCGCCACCAGAATGGACGCAGAAGACGACAACACGGCAACTGGAATCGGCGCTTGCCTGACAAAGAACAATGAATCAAAGCCGACCGCGACGTTTAACCCTAACGCCACGCGATCCTACGACTTGGGTGGTTCTTCCGCCAGGTGGCGAATTGCTTATCTAGGCACAAGCATTAATGTTCAGTCTGCCACCGCAGCGGTTGCCACAACGCTTGCATTCACGGACGCCACAACGGCGAGGACTGTCACATTCCCTGATGCCGGCGGAACTGTTTCTCTGGAAAACACATCCACTGGAATTAATTCGTTCTCTGCTGGTATTGGACCGAACTACATACAGAATATCGGTCTTACCTCTTCCGTCGCTTCAAAAGCATTAACCATAGCGATCAAGACAAAGGCGCTTGCCAACGCCAGCGCCACAGATCCTGTACAAATCGCCTTCCGAAACGCCACGCTGACAACTGGCGACTATGTAATCAGAAGCATTACAGCCGCTACCTCTGTAGTCGCTCCCAGTGGCGCGACACTCGGATTCGCCGCCGCCGCAACCGGATATGTGTATATCTACGCTCTGGATAATGCCGGCACAGTTGAGGCCGCTGTCTCTGGAATTAATACCTGGGACGAAGCCACGGTACAAAGCACCACCGCTATCAGCGCCACGGCAGATTCCGGCTCTATTCTCTACTCGACCACCGCAAGATCGAACATTGCTATCCGGTATATCGGAAGGATCAAGATAGCTACCGGTGCTGTAGCTGGTGAATGGGACAACGAAGATACGGAAATCTACGTAGGAAACTACGGAATTGATCTTCCTGGAGCATTAACGTCTGGAATTGTAATAGCAACAACCTCTGGAACTTCCCATGACTTTACTGCGATACCTTCCTGGGTTAAAAGAGTCACCGCTACATTAAATGGCATATCAACGAATGGTACAAGTCAATTAATGATTCAAATTGGTGATTCAGGAGGAATTGAAACTTCTGGATACCAAGGATCAATGGGCGGTTCTTTGTCAAATGGATTTTTATCTACTGTTGGTTCTGCTGCGGCTGGGACAATAGAAGCAATTCTTGTTATGGTACTTATAGACGCTGCTACAAATACATGGGTTTGCGGGGCTGATTTTGCAAGGTCGGACACTAATATCACACTTTCCGGCGCTGGATCAAAATCTCTTTCCGGTGTATTAACCACTTTGCGTTTGACCACAGTTAACGGTACAGATACTTTCGATGCTGGAAAGTTTAATATCCTGTACGAATAGTCTGTTCACTTGGTTGCAGTCGTTATTACGGCAGCGATACGGCATTTGTCGTCACAGGTAGCGCCTTTTTTGACGCTGTCTATAACAGCTATGCTCCAAACTATCGCCACCACAAGAAACAGAAATGTAACTTCTCCACGTTGGTTTTTCATTGTCTTCTCCTTGTTGAATTAAGTGTCCCCATGGACCCTATGATATTCCTCCCATGGGATGAAGGCTTTTCCAGTCTCTTGCAATGCTAGAAGGAAGGACGCTGCCGACACACAAAGACTACACAAGATCACATCACTTGTCTGTACCGT